CAGGTCAGAAACTTATTTTAAACAAACGAAATGGAGCAAATAGATTTGATGTATCAACCACTCCACTACAGTCACAATTTAAATTACCATTTACAGGACAAAATTCAACTGAAGTATATGTAATTGACAAAGGTCCAGATAATATAGGACTCGTAACCACAAGAGTCGGTATTGGTAGTACTAGTGAAGGATTATTTTTCTTCTCTAGAGGTAGTATCACTGGTATTTCATCATCTCTTTATTTCTTTGAACCAACTCATACTCAGGTAACTGGTACTATAGATCAAATTACAACAAGAGTATCTACAAATGTATCTGCTGCAAATACAACTACTCATAATCTTGTAGAGAAAGATGTAATTAATCTTGAAGTAATACCTAATCTAAACGTAGGGATTGGAACTACTACAAGCGTATCAATCATCTATAATTCAGATTATGAAAAATTATTAGTGAATCCAATATCATTTAATGCTTCTAATGTTGAAACTAACATTATAAACATAACAAATCACGGATTTGAAACTGGTGATAAAATATTTTATGATGGTTCAGCTACTGGTTTGACAACTGGAACTTATTTTGTTAATAAAGTAAGTCGAAGCAAATTTGCACTTGCAGAAACAATTATTGATATTAATTCAAATCCTATTAGAGTAGTAAATATTACATCTAATACTGGTGGAAATCAGTCAGTAGCATTAGTTAATCCTAAAATTGAAGTAGTAAAAAATTCAGTTCTAGGTTTCGGGTTATCAAGCACAACTTTAGCAGGTTTTGATTTTAAATTATTTTACGATAAAGAATTAACAAATGAATATATTAGTTCTCAAGATTCAACTAATTTTAACGTTGGTATTGCAGGTACTATTGGGATAGGCACAAATAATACTGATCCTATCGGTGCAACTTTAACTGTTAAATTTTCTAATTCTTCTCCCAATAAATTATACTATGGTTTGACAAAGGGTGGATATATAAGCACTGCTGATACAGAAGTTTCAAATTATTCTGAAATTAAATTTATTGATAGTAAGTATAATGGTGAGTACGAAATATTTAACGTTACTGATGATACCTTCGATATATCTCCTAGATTCCCTGAATTCTTATCATATACAAATAGTGATTGTGAAAAATTAGAATACTCTACTAAAGCAACCACCGTTCAAGGGTCTATTAAGAATTTTAATATAATCTCCAGAGGTTTTAACTATAAAAAACTACCTGAATTTGTAAAAGTCAATAGTACAAGCGGAACTGATGCGAATTTAAAAGCATATTCCAATGATATTGGAAGAATTAAAAAGGTTAGAATAGTTGATATTGGTTATGAATATTCTTCCGATAAAACTTTGAGTCCAGAGGCATTTATTCCCTCTGTTGTTAGTATCGATAATCTTGATGTAATTGAATCAGTTGAAGTATTGAGTGGTGGATCAGAATATACAAATGCTCCTAATTTAATCTTATTCAATCCTGTTTCAAATACTATTGTAGATGACATTTCACTACAAGCAATAGCACCAGGTCAAAAGGTATCAGAAGTTAAAGTATTATCACCAATATCTGGATTGGATTCAGTAGTACACAGAGTAATTTCAATAAACAATTCAAATGGTGTAGGTATTAACTCTGTAATAACAAGTAATTCTGGAGTCGTTACTTGTTTCCTAGAAACCCCTATAAATGGATTTGATGAGCAACCATTTGCAGTTGGTGATGAAATCTTCATTGAAGGTATGCAAAGGGTGGGAGAGAGTGGTATAGGAGCGACACAGGGTGGTAGTGTTTCATCGACTACAATTGAAGGAACTGGATATAATTCAGAAGATTACAATTTCCAATTCTTTGAAGTTTTAGATTATTCTGCTGGAACTCAGTCTATATTAGAATTTAGTTTAGCAGGTGTTTCTACAAATCCTGGTATCGCTAAAACTTTCCAATCAGGTTATGCTAATTTAATAAACAGAAAAAATTTACCAGTCATTGAACCTGTTATAAAGAGAGGTGTATTTGAATTAAATGAAACACTTATAGTTGGAGCAGAAGTGACTGATTTGACAGTAAGTGAGGTTAGAAATGATTATATTAAAATAGATGGTAAGGCTAAATTAAAAGTTGGTGATAGAATTGTTGGTCGATTAAGTGGTGTATCAGCTGAAATTATATCCTTAACTAATAATCAAGCTAAATTCAAAACTGATTTTTCAAACAGACAAGAATATGGTTGGTTAGATGACATTGGTAAATTAAATCAGGATTATCAGGTAATACCTGATAATGATTATTATCAAAATCTTTCATATACCATTAAAAGTCCAATTCCGTGGAATAATTTTGTTAATTCTGTAAATAGTCTTACTCATCCATCTGGATTGAAAAATTTTGCTGATACCTCTGTATTATCAAAAATTCCAGTTGGTATTGGAGAAACTGCAGAATCAAATCAGTCTATTGTTTTAGATGTTGCAAATGTTCTTGAAATAGAGGATAAACAAAGAGTAGATGCAATTAATAATTTTGATTTAGTAAGAGATTTTAGTGCTAGAGATAATAATTCTAAATTTCTTACTCTCAAAAATAGAACACTGACTGACTTTACTAGATGTAAAACTAACAGAGTATTACTTCATGATGATATCAGTGATACTTTTTCTAGTGAAGGGTTTGAGAGTTTAACTACAACTATCGAACCTTTAACAGATGAAATAGGACGTTATTTAATTCAAATAGTTGACCCAGATACAATTGATACTCAATTTACAGAATTAGTCACGTTAACAACTGAGAATGATGCATTTATTCTTGAAAAATCAACCGATTTTACAAATCAAAAATTAGGAGATTTCAATACTGAAATTACAACAAACGGTACGAAAAATTTATTATTTGAACCAGTTGAAAAATTTACAAGAGACCATGATATAAAAATATTAAAAATTGATTTCAATACAGATTTAGCGGGTATCGGAACTAATGTCATTGGAAATGTTGATTTAACAGGTCATAATATAGGAGTTGGAACAACAACTGTTGGTGTAGTAACTTCAACGATATTAGAAGTTCCAGACTATGATTTTAATTCACTTTATGCAAATATTTTTGTTCAGGACTCCATATCAAAGGAAATTAATTATAGTGAGGTTATAGTTGATTTTGATGGGACTGATACAACAATTGCGGAGACATATGTAGATACAACATCTGGATTAAGTAGTAGTGTTGTGGGTATCATTACTGCGAAGGTTGAGAATAATTTAGTAAAATTACAAATAGAAAATGATAGAATCAATCCATTAGAGGTTAGAGCTAATGTAGTTGGTTTAGGTTCAACAGAATCTGGTATAGGAACATATCGCTTTACAGTTTCAGGTCAACCATCTGGTTCAGAAAGAAGTGCTAGATTAGAATCGAGGTATGCAACTGGCACAATAAACCCAATAACATATAATTCAATTAGTAAAAATTTAGATAGTACGGTAAAATCTCTCGTAAGGGTCTCTTGTGGTGAGACATCTGCAGTTCATCAAATTATAACAATTAGAGATATAGATGATGTACTAACAGTTCAATATCCATTTGTATCAGCTGGTTCAACTACAGGTATTGGTACATTTGGCGGTGAAATAGTTGGTAATGATATTAATTTAAGATTTTATCCAGATGCAGAATTCGATTCTTTAATAGAAGTACAGTCGTACAATGAAATATTATATACCGATAGTGATTTTAATAATAATCCTCCTAATTTAATTTATGGTACTGTAGATCAAAAGTTATTCTTATCAACTTATGATGGTGCTGGTGGTTTGAGAGCAGATAAGAAAGATTTCTTATTAACAAACAATGGTGTTCCAATTTACTCAAAAACATTTAACCCATCAAATACAGGAACAATCAGCACAACTACAAATGTTATAACAATACCAAGTCATTTCTTTAACACTAATGAAGAACTAACTTATACACCTGGTTCAACATTCGTAGGTGTAGCAGGAACCGCAGTTTCAATTGGTGCCACAGAAAATATATCTGGTATCGTAACAGATATTCTTCCTAGTACTGTTTTTGCAAAGGTCATTGATGAAGACAATTTTGAGTTATATACAAGACCCGAATATATTACAACTGGTGTTGCTGTAACATTCACTGGAGTTAGTGGTTCACTAGGTGGTGGAAACTCACATAAGTTAGCTATGACAAAACAGTTAACTAAAACTCTAATTGGATTAGATGGTGTAGTCCAACAACCAATTACATTTACATCTATTACTCACACACTAGGTGTATTTGATGGATTTACTCATAATAGCAATGTTGGAATTGGATTATCACAATTTGTATTAAGTGGTATTAGTTCTATAAGAGCAGGTGAGTTTTTGAAAATAAACGATGAATTTGTAAAAGTTCTTGAGGTTGGTTTCTCTAGTACCCCCACAGGTATAATAAATGAGTCAGTTTCAGTTGCAGCTGGTGTTGCAACTTTACCAGTTGTCAAGGTAGAAAGAGGACAATTGGGGATTGCTCAGACATCACATTCTGCTAATGATATAGTAAGATTACATAGAGGTGCGTTTAATATAGTTGATAGCACAGTATTCTTCTCTGACCCTCCAAAAGGAAATACACGTAGTAGAAGAGATGAAACTAATCTACCATTTGATAAAGCAGAGTTTAGTGGTAGAACATTCTTAAGAAGTGATTATACAACTAATATGTTGTTTGATGATATATCTGACAATTTTACAGGTATTGGTAAGACTTATACACTCACTGTTGGTGGAGCAAATACACATTCAGGTGTTGGTCTCGGAAACGGAGTTGTATTCATTAATGGTATATTCCAAACTCCACTAACTGTTAATAATGCAGGTAATAATTACCAATTTATAACTGATTCAACTGCTGGTATTTCTACAGTGGAATTTACTGGTATTACATCAGAAAATGGTGAAAAAATGGTTTCTGAATTTGATATAAATCAGAACCAAGTTCCAAGAGGTGGAATAATTGTTTCATTAGGTTCAACACCAGGATTAGGATACGCTCCACTACAAGGTGCAAAAGTAAAAGCATTTAAAGATGCGACTGGTGGAATAACAAGTGTCGTTGGCATTGCAACATCATCTGGATTTAATCTTGGGATTCAAACTGCTGCTTACGATAATATAACAGGAATTATTACAGTTACAACAGATAAGGTACATGGATTTGCACTTGAAAGACCAAATACAGTAAAATTAAAAAATCTTGAATTTAGTTGTGTTGGTTATAGTGGTGTCACTACGACGATATTCCAAGACCATGAAAGACCATTATTCCTAGTTGGTATAGTTTCTGATAGATCATTTGAAGTTCAGGCAGGACCAAGCACTATAGTTCACACATATGTTGGTGGTGGTGAGGCATTTGAGTTCTTTGAAGACCTTACATTTGGTTCAGGTTATCGTGGTGGTTCAGTTGCAATTGGAGTTACAGATCAAGCATACGAACACAGATTTGTAAGTTCTGGTATCGGTTCAATTAAGAAAGGAAGTTTTGCTGGTGATTCATTTACAGCTACTAACGCAGTATACACTTCTCATACAGGTCAATTAATTTTAACAATTCCAAATCACACATTTACAACAAGTGATTCAGTTGGTATTGACACAGGTGGATTAGTATTTAAGTGTTCTAAAGATAATTTCTTCTCAGATCACCCATATCCAAGAGCAGTATCAAAAACTAGTTTCCCAAATTCAGATCCTATTGCAGGTATTGTAACTGGTATTGGTGCAACTACTATAAACACAATAACATTAAACGCTGGTGTTGGTGGAGGTGCGGGTAACGGTGCTGTTGTAACTGCTTCTGTTGGTGTTGGTGGAACACTTGCATTTACGATTGTTTCTGCAGGTACAAGTTATGTAAATCCAGAGATTGTAATACCAGAACCAAATTATGATAATTTACCTGTAATTGGTGTCTCTAGACGTGGGATAGGTCCGACAACTGATACTGGTTCAAATTTATTAATTGATGTTGAGGTTAGTGCTGCTTCCACGACTGTAGGTATTGGTTCAACTACTTTTGAAATTTCTAAATTCTCTATTGCTAGATCGGGTCATTCATTTAAAATTGGTGATAAATTTAAACCAGTTGGACTAGTCACTGCATCACATTTAATTCAACCAATTCAAGAATTTGAATTAGAGGTACTTGAAATCTTCACTGATAGATTTTCAGCACAACAGTTTGGAGAAATAGATTTTATTGATTCAATAAAGAATTTACAAGACGGATCAAGCAAAAGGTTCCCATTATTCTTTAACGGACAACTTTTAAGTTTTGAAAAAGATTTGAATAATTCAAGATCTCAACTAATTGATATGAACGCAGTTCTATTGATATTTGTTAATGGTGTACTTCAAAAACCTGGTGAAGCTTATCAATTCCAAGGAGGAACTACATTTGACTTCACTGAAGCACCTAGACCAGAAGCTAAGGTAGATATTTTCTTCTATAAAGGTCAAGATGGTATTGATATTGATACTGCAGACATACAAGAGACAGTTAAGGTTGGTGATGAACTTAGAGTGTTTAAACACCCTGTTGGACTCACTACTACGCAAAGAGATGAAAGAACCATAAAAGAATTACTCGGAGCAAAACTTATTGAAACTGATATCTATACTGGTCCAGGTATTGATGAAAATAATGATAAACCAGTCAGATGGACTAAACAAAAAGTTGATATAATTTTAAATGGTAAAAAAATAGATAAGTCAAGAGAAATATTAGAGGCACAAATATATCCAACTGCTAAAATTATTGGAGATTTTTCAACAGTTTCAGGTAATGATGGTACACCTTTAAATGGAATTTTTGTAGATGATGTGAGATCTTTCTTCTATGAAAAGGCAACACACATTCCATTAAATGATAGATATAATTTAACATATAATAGTGTTGATGCTTTAATTTCATCTGGTGAAATAAATGTTGGTGCATCTGCTACAGCAATTGTATCTGCAGCAGGTTCCGTTACATCATTTGATATAACAAACGCTGGTTCTGGTTATAGTGGCACAGCATTAGTAAAAATTTCTGGACCTGTGTCTGGAATTGGTACATTTACACAATCAGATGGAAGTGTTGGTACATATACCACAGCGACTGCGACAGCAACTATTAATAATGGTTCTATAAATGCGATTAATGTGGTAAATCAAGGACTAGGTTACACAAGCACCACACCTCCACAAGTAATAATTAATTTACCTGAATTTAGAACTGAAAAAATTACAGAGATTAGTAATATAGAAGGATTTACTGGAATCATTACTGGTATTACTACAACAACTGGAACTGGTGGTCATCCATTAGCACTTAAGTTCTTCTTTAGATCAGACGAGCAGATATCAGGAAAACCCATAAATGTCGGTTATCCAGTCTTTATTAAAGATACAAAAGTTGGATCAGCAGTAACATCAGTTGACAGTCAGGATTCATCAATAGTTGCTATAGGAACGACATTCTTAGATAATATTTACAAAGTTCATGCTGTGTCTGATGATGGTACATTTAACGGTCAGATTACTTGTAACATTCATACAAATAGCACATCATCAGTTTTAGGCATCGCTCAAACAGGTAATTTTGACCCAAGTGCTCCAGGAATTAGCACTGAATTAGGTAAAATTAGTTGGGGTAGAATATTTAATGCTACAAGATCAGATAATCCTATTTCAATCGGTGTAACTGGATTAACAGTTAATAGTGGTTTAACCACCTTCCCAACTATTCAAAGAAAGAACTACTCTGTAAGTTCACTCAGAGGTCTAAGATCATCTGGTGCAATAAGGGTGTTTGGATTATGATTCAATTACCTCTATAAATAAAAAGAAAAAGTCAATTAACAATGTCAGCGATAATTACTGATCAATTTAGAATTCTGAATGCTAACAACTTTGTTGAGTCAGTAGAAAATACTAATAATTCATATTACGTGTTTATTGGATTACCCAATCCAGAAGGTACTCCTGATGAGACTGTAGTAGGATATGGTAGATCTTTAGGATGGGATAATAATACACCAGCACCTATAGATAGTTTTTCATATAGACGACACGCAGGTGATACGATGATGTATGGTAAAAAAGTATCATCAGCTAATATAAGAAGAATCATAAGAAGAGTAGATTGGGTAGCAGGTAGTAGATATGAGATTTATAGAGACGATTATAGTGTAGAAAATCCTAGTCCATTAACAGGTGCAAATAGATTATATGATGCGAACTACTACGTACTTAATTCCGACTTTAAAGTTTATGTTTGTATTGATAATGGATCAACAGGAGATAAACCACTTGGAAACGTATCTCAAGATGAACCAACCTTCACCGATTTAGAACCATCAAAAGCAGGAAATAGTGGTGATGGATATGTTTGGAAATATCTTTTCACTGTTTCACCTAGTGATATTATTAAATTTGACTCAACTGAGTTTATTACTGTTCCTAACAACTGGGGAACTAGTGAAGATACTCAGATTAGAGCAGTTCGTGAAAACGGTGATTCCTCTATAAATTTAAATCAAATTAAACATGTTTATATTGATAGAGCTGGAGCAGATTACGCTAATGGATTAAGTCAAGAAGTTGACATAATCGGTGATGGAACTGGAGCAAAGGCAAGAGTTGATGTTGTAAATGGAACTATTACTAGCGTAACAGTTAGTTCAGGGGGGTCGGGATATAGTTATGGTATTGTTGATTTGGGTACATTAAGCAGTGGTGTTACTACAGCTACTGACCGTGCTAAATTAATTCCGATAATTCCACCTAAGAAGGGTCATGGTTCTGATATTTACACTGAATTAGGAACTGATAAGGTAATCATTTATGCTCGATTTGATGATTCTACAAAAGATTTTCCTATCGACACAAAATTTTCACAGGTTGGTATTGTAAAGAATCCAACAAAAGTTGGAACATCAATAACATATACTGATAATACTTTTTCTTCATTACAAGCGATTAAGTTTGATACTATTTCTGGGAAACCAGAAGTAGGTGAGGAGATTAGACAAGTTTTAATTCAATCTCCAAATGCTGGTAAACAAGCAAGTGCATATGTAGCTTCTTTTGATTCCGAAACTAAAGTTTTAAAATATTTTAGAGATCGTTCATTAAATTTTGACCGTACATTTTTAGGTCATGAGGATTATGCTGGTATTTCAACATCTGGTAGAATCTACAATTTTGAATCTATAATAGGTTCAAATGATATCAAAGGTCAAAAAACAAGTTTTTCTGGAGCGATTTCTAGAAATTTTTCAGGTATCACAACAAATCCTGATGGTAACAAATTAATTAACTTAGGTGTGAACTTTATTTCAGGTCTTTCTGATACTGAGATAAATAAAGGGTCAGGAGAAACGATTTACTTGGATAATAGACCTACAATTGTCAGAAATTCTCGTCAAAAGGAAGACATTAAAATTATACTCGAATTCTAAAAATGCCACAAAAGACTAACTTAAATATATCACCTTATTTTGATGACTTTGATAAAGCCGATCAATTCTATAAGATATTGTTTAAACCTGGTTATCCAGTTCAAGCAAGGGAATTAACTGGTTTACAATCTCTTTTACAAAATCAGGTTGAGGCTTTCGGTAAGCATATATTTAAAGAAGGTTCAATGGTTATACCAGGTAACATTGAACTTGATACTACTTATTTTTCTGCAAAAGTAAATGAAACACATCTTGGCATTGATGTATCAATTTACTTAAGCAACATTATCTCAGCTAATGGTGGAAAAGGAATTAGAGTAAGAGGACAAAATTCGGGCATAGTTGCAACAATAAAGAATTTTATATTACCTCCAGCAGAGGGTGTAGAAAAAATAACAATCTTTATTAAATATATTCAATCAGGAACATCAGGTGAAAGTACTAATTTTCCTGATGGTGAAGTATTGATATTGGAGGAACCACTTACCTATGGAAATACAACATTATCAGTTGGAGAAACAATATTAACTTTAGTTTCAGATAATGCAACTGCAACTGGTTCTGCTTTTGGTATAAGCACAGGTGTATATTTTATTCGTGGTGCGTTTGTTGATGTAAGTTCTCAACTCTTAATATTAGATCCATATAATAATCAACCATCATATAGAGTAGGTTTTGATGTTTCAGAGGAAATAATCAACTCAAACGATGATTCATCTTTGTATGATAACGCAAAAGGTTTTACAAACTTTGCTGCACCTGGTGCTGACAGATTCAAAATTTCTGTTCAACTTGCTAAAAAATCTTTAACAGACTACGAAGATACAAACTTTGTAGAATTGATGAGAACAGATGAGGGCGAGATAAAAAGACTTCAAGATGATTCAGTTTACAGCAAAATAAAAGAGTATTTTGCAAAAAGAACATTCGATGAGTCAGGTGATTATTCAGTAGAACCATTCAGAATTGAACTTCAAGAATCTTTAAATGATGAGATAGGAAATGAAGGACTTTTTACAGCAGATAGATTAACTGATGATAATAGATTAATTCCTAACGAAGATTTATTGGCTCTTAAAATATCACCAGGTAGAGCGTATGTTAAAGGTTTTGATGTGGATCTTCCAGGTTCTATAATATTAGATGTTAATAAACCAAGAAAAACACTTAGAGTTAACTCAGCGTCTATACCATTTGAAATGGGTAGTTTGATAAGAGTTAATAATGTACAGGGAGTTCCAAATATAAACATAGGTGGGTCAAGTTCAAATACCATTCAATTACATAGTAAAAGAAAAACAGGTAGTAATTCATTTAACGGCTCTAAAGTAGGAGAGGCAAGAGTTTATTATTATTCATTAACTGATGATACTTACAAGGGTCAAACAACAAGTTTTGATTTATATCTTTACGATATTCAGACATTTATAATTTTAAAATGTAATGAATTTGATAATGTAAAAGTACTACAGGGTTCAAGAATAAGAGGTCTTTCAAGTGGAGCAATTGGATATGTTGCTGAAAATGCTGGTACATCAGGTGCTAATGAAATTTCTGTATCACAGACAACGGGTAGATTTATAAGAGGAGAACAAATAATACTTGATGAAGTAGAGTCTAATGACAAAATATCAATAAAAGAAATAGTTTTTTATACGATTGATGATATAAAATCAGTATTCCAAGATGCAAATGCACTTAACAGTGGATTATTGACTGATTTTAGTGCTGATACAGTATTATATGATCGTCAATTAACTGGATTTTCTTTGAATGACACGATCAATGTCGTTGGTACTGCTGCTACTGTCGTAAATGGTAATTTTTCAGGGAACGCTGGCATAAACACAAGTTCGATCATATCATTTAGCGATGGAATTCACTCCGATCCTGTATTTAATGAAGTAGAGGCAATATCAGTAGAAGGTAAAACTTTAACATTAAATGCAGCACCTTCTTTTGTTACAGGTATATGTACCAATAATACAGTTTCAGCGAGTCAAACAACATCATCCACATTTAAAGTAAAAGTTCCAAGAGTATTAAATCTTGAAAAATCAGGAATTTTTGGGGAGTTACCAAAACCTAATGTAAGTAACGTAAATCTAGCAGACTCTCATTTG